GACCGCGCGGCTGCGGGAGACGCAGCGGCGCGAACAAGCGGCGCTTGACTACGCGCGAAACGTGCAAGCGCGGGCCCAGCAGCTTGAATACCAGTACCTGAACACGGATCAGCAGCGGGTGGCCGAGGCCACGGGGCGCATTGAGACGCAGGCCATGGCGCTCAAGCAAATCATTCGCAAAGCGCGCGAAGAAGGCGACGTTGACACGGAGACAGAGGCGCAACAGCGCCTGACTTCGCTCACGATGGAGCAGGCTTCTGTCCAAGCGCAGAATGCGCAGCGTCAAGCGTATGAGCAGAACCTTGCAGCGCAGCAACAGCAGGCTGCACAGCAAGCGGCGTATCAGCAGCCCGCACAGCAGCGTCAGGTTGACCCTAAGGTGGAAGATTGGGCGGAGCGTAACCCCTGGTATGGCCGCGACACAGCCATGACGCATGCTGCGTGGGGCATACATCGGCAATTAATTGAGGCCGAGGGGTTTGACGCCAGTTCTGACGAGTACTATCATGAACTTGACAGACGTATCCGGGATGCTTTCCCCAGAAAGTTTTCCGGTGCGCAAAACGGGGCGGCGCGTAACGTGCAGCCGGTCGCACCCGCTTCCCGGTCCTCCGGGATCAACCAAGCTGCACGCCGCACGGTTCGCTTGACCCCAAGTCAGGTGGCCATTGCCAAAAAACTGGGTGTTCCGCTTGAGGAATACGCCAAGTACGTGAAGGAGTGATCATGAGTGACGTTAAACCTACCGTAGGAGCTGCTCCAGCTCTTAACCGTACTTCGCGAGACGCAGAGCTTCGCGCGAAGATTACGCGACGTCGTCCGTGGCAAGCGCCTTCGCGGCTTGATGCACCTGAGCCGCCTCCCGGATACAAACATCGCTGGATTCGAGCTGAATCAGCAGGCATTCAAGACCGCACCAACGTCGCAGGCCGTCTTCGCGAGGGCTACGAGCTGGTACGCGCCGATGAATACCCTGACTTTCACTCGTCCAGTCCTGAAGACGGTCGGCATGCTGGCGTGATCAGCGTCGGTGCCCTTCTTCTGGCACGTATCCCCGAAGAGACGGTTGAGGAACGAAACGCGTACTACCAACAGCGAGCGGGAGATCAGCTTCAAGCTGCGGACAATGAGCTGATGAAGGCCAATGCGCATTCGAGCATGGTCATCGAACGCCCTGCCCGCAGATCTCGAGTCTCATTTGGCGGGTCGAAAGACCAGTAACCCTTTTGAAGGAACCATCAAATGGCTAATGTTGACAAGCCCTTTGGTCTGCGTGCCCTCGGCAATCTGTCCGCCACTGGCGGTCAAAAGCAGTACGGATACGAGATTGCCGACAACCAGTCCGGGGCGATTTTCCAAGGCGACTTGGTCACCGTTTATGACGGTTACCTCGTCAAGTTTGCGCCTGCGACCCACACCGCTGCGGTAGGTGTGTTCAATGGTTGCAACTACATCGACCCGACCACCGGCAAGCCGACCTGGAAGAACTACTACCCCGGTTCGGTCAACATCACGCAGGGCAAGATTATTGCCGACGTGATCGATGATCCCAACCAGCTCTTTATCATCCAGGTGGATGAGTCGGTTGCGCAGACTCAAGTCGGCTTTAACGCCGATGTTGTGGGCACCGGCGGAAGCACCACCACGGGCGTTTCGACGATGGAACTGGACTCGTCCACCATTGCAAAAACGGCTGCATTGAACCTGAAGATCGTTGGCCTGTGGGATGTTCCCGGCAACGCCTATGGCACCAATGCTGTGGTTGTGGTGAAGATTAACGAGCACCTGTACGGTAGTGCTGGTGTTGCCGGTCAAGGAGCTTAATCATGGCAATTTCACGTGCACAACTGGTGAAAGAGCTTGAGCCTGGCCTCAATGCTCTGTTCGGCTTGGAGTACAAAAACTACGAGCAGGAACACACCGAGATCTACTCGATCGAGACCTCTGACCGCGCGTTCGAGGAAGAGGTGATGGAATCGGGCTTCGCCGAGGCCCCGGTCAAGACTGAAGGCGCTGGCGTCGCGTACGACCAAGCGCAAGAGGTCTACACCGCTCGCTACACGCACGAGACCATCGCGCTGGCGTTCTCGCTGACCGAAGAAGCCGTGGAGGACAACCTCTACGATCGTCTGTCTGCGCGTTACACCCGTGCCCTGGCCCGTTCGATGTCGCAGACCAAGCAGATCAAGGCGGCGGCCGTGCTTAACGGCGCGTTCGACACCTCGATCGGCGGTGACGGCAAGCCTCTTTGCGCTCTGGACCACCCGACTTTGGGCGGCCCGGATCTGAAGAACGAGCTGACCGTTCCGGCTGACCTGTCTGAGACCTCGCTTGAGCAGGCTTTGATCGACATCGCCGCGTTCACGGACGAGCGTGGCCTGAAGATCGCTGTTCAGGGCCTGAAGCTCATCATCCCGAAAGAGCTGATGTTTACTGCCGACCGCATCATGAAGTCTACGCTTCGTGTTGGCACGGCCGACAACGACATCAACGCGGTTCGGAACATGGGCATGGTTCCGCAGGGCTACACCGTGAACCACTTCCTGACCGACCCCGACGCATGGTTTATCAAGACCGATGCGCCGAACGGCATGAAGATGTTCTCGCGCGTGGCGATCAAGACCGGTTTCGAAGGCGACTTCGACACTGGCAACGTCCGCTACAAGGCTCGCGAGCGCTACAGCTTCGGCTTTAGTGATCCGCGCGGCTTGTTCGGATCGCCGGGGGCCTGATGGCCTAGAAAAAGGGGGCTTCGGCCCCCTTTTTCTTTCCCTCAACATCGAGTATATTGAGGGCATTCCGGGGTCATTCTCGGTGCGTCTGACAGTCCCGGCTGACGACATGCAGACAGGCGCACTGCAACTCGCATGTGAGGAAAATCATGGCTGCTACCCATTACTCCGGCCCGCTCCAGTACTCTGGAAAAGGCGCAACCGGTGCCTGGGGCACCGATCTCACCACCGCTGTTGACACCGACGTCGTCACGTACATGGACGACTTCACGGCTGTTGCGCTGGATTCGACCAATGCCTGGACCGTGGTCAAAGACTCTGGAGCCTCGGCCGGCATCGGCGCGGACATCGTCAATGGCGTTCTCGAGCTGACCTCTGCCGCTACGACCGACAACGACGGCGCGTCGGTGCAGGGCAACGAGATCTTCAAGGCGCAAGCGGACAAGTCGCTTTGGTTTGAGACCAAGATCAAGTGCAACGACGCTGATCAGACCGACATTTGCGTGGGCCTGACGGTGAACTTTGCGACCAACCCCGAGAACATGCTGACCGCTGCCGATCGGATCTGCTTCCAGATCGACGACGGCAATGCATCGATCCTGTGCAAGACCGAGTCGGGTGGCACCGAGACCTCCACGGACTCAGGCATTGACCTGGTTGACGACACGTACGTGACGCTGGGCATTCGGGTCGTGGGCACGGGCCAGGTGTTCTTCTACATCGACCGCACTCAGGTTGCTTACCACAGCACCAACATCCCGACGACCGAGCTGGCGCTTGCCGCCATGTCGCTGTCGGGCAGTGCCACGGGGACTCGGACGACCACTGTTGACTACATGTTCGCAGCGGCCACCCGTTAATAGGAGGCCGTCATGAGCTTCAGCAACATCCAGTCGGTACGGAAGACCGCCTCTGCGGCGGCGGTCTCTGGCCGCACTCGTTTGCTGGGGGTGTACTTCACGCACACGGCCACCTCCGCCACGATCACTCTCAAGGATGGGAGCACGAGTGGCGGCACGGCCAAGTTGACGTTGACGTCGCCCGCAGCCATCGGCTCGCAGGACCTCATCATCCCCGACATGGGGATTCTGTTCGGAAGCGGCATCTACATCGACCTCAGCTCGGCCGAGATCACCAGTGTGACGCTGCTTTTTGAGGGCGGGGCTGCTGCGTAATGGCTACCAAAAAGGGCATGGGCATCAAGACTTCGGTGAAGTCGGGCAATTTCCGACCCACCAAGCAAGGTGCTGGCATGACCAAGAAGGGGGTGGCCGCTTACCGGCGTGCCAACCCTGGTAGCAAGCTGCAAACGGCGGTGACGAAGAAGGACCCGTCGCCTGCTGATGCAAAGCGCCGTGCGTCGTACTGTGCACGGTCCGAGGGGCAGATGAAGATGTATCCCGAGGCGGCGAAAGACCCGAATAGCCGTATTCGACAGGCAC